CATCAATAGTATCACCATCTCCACACGAAACTCCTTGTAATCCAAATATACAGTCTCCCGTATTAGTAGTACTTGGTGTCCAATAACATTGGTAAGTAATTGTTCCTTCATTCCATGATTTAGGAAATGCTACTGAAAATTGTGCATGGTCATCTGCAGTATCTGCAAAATCCATAACTTTCATATCTGGTCTTAATGCTGTTGTTTCTACTTGTGCTGCTTCTGCTGGGTTAGTTGTAGATGGATACATAGCTGAAGCTGGAACCCACATAGTTTCTTTTCCCGCAATTTTAATTGCAGCTGTTCCTGATCTAAGAACTCCTGTTCCTTTAGGATTTATATTAATACCAACATTAGTTTCACCTGTTGCTGAAATAACTGGTCCAGTAACTCCTGTACCTGCGTTAGCTATAGTAATTTCATTAACTGCTGAACCTGTTGCAGTAAGATTAATTAATTCGTTTCCATTAGTATCTAAAATGTTTGTTCCGATTTTAGGTGATGTTAAAGTTTTGTTTGTTAAAGTCTGTGTTCCAGTAAGAGTTACTTCATTAGCATCTCCTAAAGGTACTTCAAAAACACCAGTGTTAGTTGCAACACCATCAAGATAAATAATTTTATATCCTTTGTCAGCTGTTCCAAAAGTAACTGTTGCTCCTGAACCTGATACAGCTTTTAACTGTACTGTGTATGCACCAGATGTTCCGTTTTTAATAAAATAAAAATTTTCTGTAAGTAAAGGAAAAGTAACAACTCTTGCTCCAGTAATAGATCCTGTTAATTCTATAACTCTGTGTTGAGCAGTACCAGTTAAAGCACCATCTGCTATTGTTAAAGCTGTTGGTGTACCTGAATCAGTTACGGCTTGAGAATTAACACCACCAGTTAATTGTTCAATTAAACTTAAGTTTGCGTTAGTTTTTGTTCCCCATTGTCCAGCGTTTTCGCCGGTTGCCATTAATTCTAGACCGAGATCCGTATAAGTTGATGCCATAATTTTGTTCTCCTATTAAGCTGCGTGGTTAACGTCTGTATATGATGTATTACCTGTTATGTCAACATCTTGATATCCAATTTGACCAAAACCTACAGTCTGTAAACTAGCAGTAATCTCTTGTCCTGTCAATCCTACAGTCATGTTTGTTGGAGTTATTGCTCCTACGTTTGCAGTTGAAGTTAAGCCACTTATACCTACTCTCATGGCATCTGTAGTAGTTGATCCTACTGCACCTTTTAAAACTACTCCTGTTAAATCAATTAATTCTACTGAACCTACACTAACTGATCCAACTTCTGTTGTTGCTGTTAGACCCGTTAATTCTGCAATTGTATTTGGTGCAGCTGTTACTGATCCTACTGCAGCAGCTGCTGTAAGACTTGCTAAACCTTGTTGATGATCTGCACCATTATTTATACCTGGAGTACCTAGACCTACACCAATTGTTCCTGGTGCGGAAATACTAAATATCATATCTAATCTACTAATTGTAAGATCTCCTAAATCAGCAGATGCAGTTTGACCAGTTGGTACAATTATACTTTCAGGTTTAAATGTAAATTCTCCTCCCCATTGTCCGTCACCAAATGAATTTACTCCCCAACCTTCTGGCCCAATAGAAACTGACATTGATAAACCATCTATTAAAACAGTTGTAGTATTTTGTCCCCAGTTTCCAACACCCCATTCATCTCTACCCCAACCTGATTCAGATTGTGCATAAGGTAATTCACCTAACTGTGAGGTTATACTAAAACCATCAATTGCAACTACGGGACTAAAACTATCACCGTAAGGAGCAGTACCCCATGTAGAGTTACCCCATCCTTGTTCTGAAGAAGCAATCAACGACCCTATTTCTGAAGACATTGTTATTCCAGTTACAGGAACATTAAGAGTGTCTTGATCACCCCAACTTCTTTCGCCCCATTCAAGCATTCCCCAAGAATCAGGTTCTACGGTATTTGCTGATCCACCCATTCCTGAGTGATATTGACAATAATAATAAAGTTGTGGTGCAGAAGCTGCTACAGCTATTTCAACATAGGCATTTGTTTGACCTGTTGTTCCAGAAGTTGTTACCCCTGTTGTGTATTCAGAACCACCGCTGTGTGTTCCATTGCTTGTTGTAGAAAATTTAAATGGGTGAGCACCCATCGAACTATCAGAAACATCAAACTTATAAGTGTAACCTTCAGCTAAGACTACTGTGTCTTGCTGAACACCATCAATAAAATATTTATTACCACCACCGGTGCTTACTACCGTTACTGTGAAAGTTCTGATTGCCGACATAAGGATTTACTCCCTATGCTGTTAATCTCAGAATAGCAGAAGATGCGTCGTTAGTTGGAAATTGAATTGTAAAAGTTCCTGAAGAAACAGTTTTGTCTCCACCGAAAGCTACAGCACATACAGCGTTTGTAGTACCAGAACCACCATTAGCTTGTGTGTTGTAAATTAAACAACCGTTCGCTGTGAAAGATGCTGATGTCCAAGACGTGTCAGAAAAATCTGTAAATGCAGTTGTAGAAGTTAAACCTACACCAGTGTTTACAAGAGTGTTTCCTGCTGTCGTGTATCCATTACCATTTGCTACTTCAGTATTTGATCCACCGCCCGGGTTAGTTGAATAAACTGTAGTGGTTGCATTTAAAGTTGCGCCACTTGTATATAAAGCAATTTTAAAAGTATCTCCACCTGACCCGTTAGCATCAAAGTCATGATACCCTTGTAATAATTCTTGTTTAAAACTTGAACATACTGCTGATGCGATTGTCATAATATTTATCTCCTAATTTTTTTATGGCGAAGGTGACTTGACTTGTATTCTAACAGTTCCGTCAGTGTAATCGTCTCGTCTTCTTCTCCCAATTTGCATTCCTGCAAACTGTTGTATGCCTGTTTTATATTTATTTTCATATAATGTCAACATATCCATTGGACCTTTTAAGAATCCATATGCTTCTACCAAACAAGCATATAATAAGATTTGTGGCATATAATTACTAAGGTAAGTATGTGAATTACCTCCACTACCTGTACCAAGTCCTACTGGCATTTTATTGTAATACACTCTGTATCTATAATTTGCGTCTGGTGTAGGGGCAAAATACATTCCTCCAGATGTCGTATCTGTAAGACCTGTAGCACCGCCAAACATTGCATAATACTTAGGAAATCCTGTAACATCTTGTGCAGTTAAATCACCTTCTGGTCCTGTTAATCTTCCCACATATTCTGTTAAATATGTTTGATCTTTTTTTTCCAACCAAGTTCCTGCTTCAGAAGTATTAGCAGTATTAAATACTTCTACACCTCTTATAAATAAAGCTCCTGCTGGTGAATTAATTGTATTGTCATCTGCAACTAAAGTACCTTCTTGGACCTTTCTGTCTGAGTCCATAGGTAATTCAGTATTAATTCTATGCTCTGCAGCCATAATAAATTCATCGATAACAGTCTGAGTTAATACAACAGCTGTAACAGCAGGATCATTATCTACTTCTGTGTAAGCTCTAATTGCTGTTGTTAATGTTGAATATGAATAACTTGTTGCCATAATTAAGCTCTATCATTTATTGGGCCGTATGTACACTGCAAACCACCACCTGCTAAATATGTGCCAGATACAAAAGACATACCTATAGCAAGAGCTGGAACTAAATAACTATTTTCTTCTGTAACAGTTGTATTAGCGTCATTAACGGAAGTAGTTTGTACCATTGTAACAGGTCTAGAACCAAATACTTTAGCTCCTATTGGATGAGAACTCGCTGTTGTTTTTTCAGGACTAACTCCTCTATAAGGGGCTGAAGTACCTCTTGCAACTACATTAAAAATATTATCGGTTCTGTTTCCTCCAGTATATTCAATTACTTCGTTTTCAAACATACCTGTTACACTATTAACTTTTTCAATCATCATAAAACCTGAAGAAGGCCATGTACTACCCAATGTAACAACGTTCGGCATATCATCTAAAGTAATTGTTGTATCAGTTGCATTTATTGCATTAGTTAAAGTTGTGGCTAGTTCTAATTCTATTGCTTTATAATAAACAGTTCCGTCATCAGTAAGTAAAGGAGTTTTAACATTTCTAAATCTAACGTGATCTTCATTTACTAAACCACTATTAGCTGCATTAACACTAAGTGCTGTTTGTGTAGGAACTAAAAGAGTAGAACTAAGTTGAAAAGGATTGTTAGGTAAAAAATCTTCTGTTGCAAATTCTGTTCTAGCAGGCCTTGCTCTTTGTAAAGCTTGTGGATCTGCATTAGTTGGTTTAGGTTGTAGCTGTGGTTGTTTAGGTTCGTACTCTGAGTTGTGTACTAAAGCACCATTCCATTCTCTAACCATTTCGTTATACGGAAAAGCTAGTCCTGATCTATCTGATATTGCTAACGCATATTTACCTTGCGAAAAACTAGTCATTAGGCAATCCCTGGAAAATATATTTTAGGTGATATATAAGTTGAGTTAGAAGAACCATCTTCAGACTCAGCTCTTTTTAATTCATCTTCGTATAATAATTTTAATTCTTGTACTCTTTGTGGTGCATATTTTAAAGCTAGATAATAAGATAAACCCATTATC